GCGTTCTTTATTTTTCTTACGCCATTCTGGATTCTGCGCCATTCTCTTCATGCCTTCTTTTAGCTTACTATACCATTCATCACTGGAATATATTTCTTGCATTTTTTTTAAAAACTTGGGATTTTTCCAAAGATTTTCTGAAAATTCTTTTGTAAATCCTCTTCCCCCTTCTACCATATTCGCAAGGTTTTGAAGTCCCACCTCTTCAATCAATTCACGTTCTTTATTAAAGGCTTCTTCCTCGGAAAGATTTTCATGAAGTATCTTTACAATATATCCGTGTTTATTAACCGTGTTATTCCAGTGGTCGTTTCTACGTCTTTTTTCCCAGGCACGTTTACCAATACCTTTTCCAATATAAAAAAGTTCGCCGGTATCCGCTTTATAATGACCGTATACATATGCATTATTTTCAGACATAATTTAACTTACCTCGGCGGTGGATTATACTTCTTCCATCCTTTATGATGTAATAATTTACCAGAATTAACTTCATACATCCCACTCCTTGATAAGTTATGTTCTTTACAGAAGTTTGTCAAGTTTATAACAGGACTGTAAATTTCTCCTGCAGGGCTTATGAACCCTACATAAGTTTTTTGTAATTGTAATATTGTTTTATTTTTTGATTGTTCAGAATTTCTAGTTTGCTTAATTTTTTCAATTCTGCGTTGTCTAGTTTCTGGATTATTCCAACTATTCTTCGCATTTTCTGCTTTCATTTTTCTGAACTCTTCTGAAGAATTTCGTTCTATTGCTTTTAATCGTAGTTTTTCTTTAACTTCTGCACGACTGTTTACTTCTTTTGCAATTTGTTTTCTTTTTTCTCGGTTTTCTGGTAGTTCGTAGTATACTTTTACACGAGAACTCATTAATTCTCGTTCCTCATCAGTATAAATTTTACCAGACACGCCTTCACCGCCATCGGTTAAATTTACCAATTTACCCGTTCCCAAATTTCTACGACCATACTCATTTATTAATTTTTGTTCTAGTAATATAGATTGTTCTTCGGTTAAGTTTTCTTCTACAATTTTAACGGTAAAACCATGTTTGTTTACTACATTGTGCCAGAACTTATTTCTACCCGACAATTTGTATGCTCGTGACCCCTTCCCTTTTCCTATATAAAAAACTTCGTTGGTATCTTCCGTGAGGTGTAAATAAACATAAAACATACTCAATCTCTAAAATAAAAACCCCCTACTTTCAACCAATAGCGATTGCGGCGCGATTGACATACTCATAGGGGGTAAATTTATACTGTTGTAGAGAATGCCGCAATCACTCGTCTACCCCTATAAATAGTAGGAATTTATGTTTTATTTACAATTTCAAGGTATTTAAACAATGCTAACTCCTTCTTTTTGCACTCTAAATCCACATCAATATCCAAACCATAATCATTAATGCGAGAAAACACATAATCGGCGTGAGCACGAGGATTACCAGAGACAGCTTCATTAATATTTTTAGATTCGCTGTAGTGAAAAAGCGGCTTAATTCCTTTGGGCCACGTTCCTGCTGCGATACGAGCCGCGTCTTGTGATGTCCATCCATCGGGGTGAAATTCATGATGAAAATAATCAAAGGTGATAGGAATATCAATTACACTGTGTAGATAGTGATATAGTTGTCGTACAGAAAACGCATTTTCCTTGTCATCGTTTTCTACAACCAATCGTGACTGACAATTTTTAGACAGTCTGTGGTAATTGGAAATCCACCGATATGCCACGTCTTGTGAAAAATTCATACCGACATGGATATTGATTGCGTTGTATGGAGTGTTACTAAGTCCCATCATATCAAAAACTTTAGAATGAAGTTCTAGGTCTTTGATGGAATTAAGTACAACGGATTCCTTCTCCGATCCCAACTTGACAAAATGATCGGGGTGTGCCGTGACACGTTGCTTTGTGGATGTGGCAAGAATACTGGCATTTACCAGTGTTCGTGCAATTTCGTTGATGTGCGGAAGGTCGTACAGATCATACTCCGTACCCCACGGGAAAATACCCGACCCCATTCGGAATACCGTGATGTTATTATCGGCATTCCATTGTAAGATTTTTACAAGATCACGTGCATTAGCAAGGGCAAGTTCAGACGCATACTTCAAACCTTTTTCTTTGAAGGTGCGTTGAATCATTCCTCGTCCAGTACTAATCTTCTGTTTTTGTAATGTAACATTAATACAACAATAACCGACGTTATGTGGCATATATGTAACCTTTGGTTGGGATACTATCAATTTAACACATTAACAACAAGTTGTCAAGTATTATCTTTTATTTATTACGTTTTCTTTATATAGTTTTGCTAATGGGTTATTAATCCATTTACTTGTATCATCCCAATTAAATGAAGATTCCATCCAATCGGGTATACCGTTTCCATTCAAATCTAAATATTTGTCTAATATTTCTTTTTCCGTTACCTGTTCTTCTACAAATATATTATCTTGTTTTAATGGTTCTTCCACCGTGTATATTTTATATGGTTCAATTTGCTCTTCGTTTATAACAGTAGTGACTTCTTTAAGTGTAGGTTCTGCTGGTTGTAGTATCGGCTCTTCCTCACGTTTAGTATTATTTTTTATTAGAAAATTAACTGCAATTACTAATGCTACCGCTAACGGATCAAAAACTAATACAATGACGAGCGTAAACCATTTGACCACCGTATCAAGGTCAGTGCCCAATACTTTTGCAATATAGACGAAAGTGCCGATATCACCGTTTGTTTCAATTTCCACACGTTTGCTAATACTGATGCCATTGAGACTATCCCTCTGAGCTGAAAGGTTTGAAATTTCTTTTTGTAGTGTCGTAACATTTTTATCCGCTTGATTTAATGCGTTTTGTGCCGCACGAATGGTAGAACTATTTCCTGTCGTGGATTTAGATACCATATTATCCAAACGAGTTTCTTGTTGGTTCCGTAAACTTATTAATTGATTAAGACGGTCTTCTTTTCGTTTGATATCCTGTTCTACACTACCAACCCGTCCTTGGACTGTTTGGATGTCAGCATTCAACGCTAATGGGGTTGCAGACACCTTAGCGTAAGCTGACGAGAGGTATCCGTAAATACCCGCAGACGTAATAACCATTAATATTAGAGCAGCAACCGATAAGTAATATTTAAGAGTTTTTGGAATCTCTTGCCAGTATTGATATAAAAATGATATACTAACAATCTTTCCCAATTCCAGTGCTGCCGCCATTACCCCCGCACTTAATGCAGCTCCCGCAAATAATTTTGCAATCCCTGTGACCGAAAAAACTGCGGCACAAAGTGCGACAAATGTTGCGGTAAGTGAAGTGATGGTAATTAATGATTTTCGTGTATTCATATATGTCTCAAGCGAAACACGACTAGAGAACTTGTGCTCCCTAGTCGTGCTGATTCTCCATAGTAATAAGGGTTACTAGTTGAACATAACTTTTGAAGGATCACCCCCTCGTTAGTAAGTTATGTTAATGGTGGAACAACCGCAATTACAATCATTACATCCACACATACTAGACCTCCATTTTTTAAGTTTTAATTACTTGATTACCACAGTCTTCGCTTTGTTCTCCTTAGTTTGAACTTTACGTGGAATAGTAATATGAAGTAACCCATTATTGAAAGACGCATCCACCTTATCTGGATCCAGCTGATCAGTGAGTCTAAAAGAACGACTGAACGAGCTACGCTTCAATTCACGAAGTAGATAAACAGATTTATCAGTTTGCTCACCCTGCTGTGCGGTCTTTCCAACAATACTTAGAACATCGTCCTCAATCTGAATTGAGATGTCCTCTTTGTTATATCCTGCAATTTCTGCTTCAATTTCAACTTTATCATCCGATGCTAACACATTAACCTTTGGGTATGCTGCTTTTGCAAATGGTTCAATTCCAAAATTCTTGTAGATGTCTGGAAACTGTCCACGAAACGCGTCATCAAAAAACCTATCAAATGTGTTTAAAAGATTATCACGGTTGAATTCCAATTCCTTTTCAATAACCGATTTTGGTACCCGTTGTACTGTCCACTTTGTCATATACTTCTCCTTGTATAAAGTTTCCGTTTCCACTATTGGATAACGGTGGTAGGAACCCCGAAGGCGTCCCTAAAATAAATATGTTGTAATGTTAAAAACGTGTATTGTCGTTTTCCACTGAGCAGGCCATGTGGTCAGCCCAGTGAATAATTCGTGGAAGATTCGTTTTCATTGCATACGGAGCAAAATTAATAAGGTAACTCTTGGTTCCTTCGTCATATAGACCATCGGACAACTTAATACTCAACCATTCATTCTGTGTAATCTGAATATTAAACTTCTGGAGTAGGAATAGTGCCCGATCCGTCACCTTAAAATATTGTACATTATCATTCAACTTGTACATTTCCCCACGCTTACGATGCCAGTCGGAGTCTTGATCTACGTAGTGCGGACCTTCATCGGGGTTCCCCAACTTTCCAAGATCGTGATGGAGTGCGGCAAAGATAAGTTCTTGTTTGGTAAAATTAACGTCTCCATCCAACGTTTTATATAGCGAAGCCATTTTTAGTGCAGTGTCGGTTACACGAAGTACGTGATCAATATAACCACCCGGCCAAGCGTTGTGAAAATGAGCTTTTCCAGAAGCTGGAGCCATCATCAGTTCGTCTTTCATCACATCGTACATTGCTCTTAACTGTTCGGCGCGAGGGTCTGCGTCTACGTACTCCATGAACTTATTATAATTTTTTTCAATAGCTTCTTCGGATGTAACTGTTTGGATAGTAAACATTTTGATAACCTTTTTTAAAGTTTAAGACAGTTGATACATAGATAATTTCTTTTGACTATTTTTCATCCACAATTCAAATAATGTTGGTGTAACAGGCTTCTTTGCTAAGACAAGGTTTGTATCTTCCAACAAACTATCTGCCTTTTTGTTATTACACGTCGAACATGCAGTAACTAAATTGTCCCATGTGGATTTGCCTCCTCTACACTCCGGCATTACGTGATCACGTGTTAAAAACTCGTTACTACGTAGTTGTGCCTTTGGTCTATTACAATACTGACATGTATAGTTGTCACGTATAAACAGATTACGTTGACTTAGTGCTGCTGACGTTCTGAAGATTTTTCTTCCCCGAACAAACATTTTTAATGCAACGATAATTGGTACTTTAAATGTTTGTCTTGGAGATCGTACTTCCAAATGTGGATGTTCTTCAACAATAACCGCCTTTCCTTCTAAAATCAAGAGTAACGCACGTTTTGACGTTATAATAGATATTGGTTCGTATGTAGAATTGAGAACAACGCACCGTGTTGTTTCAAACTCCATAAATCAATCCTCTAATTTAGTAGATTCTTTAATCAATTTATAAACATGATATTGATCCATAACATTTTTTGTTTTTTGTGCATATTCATATTCTTCTGCTTTTACAAAGATGTTAAATGCGTCTTCCAATGTCTGTAGTACTTTGTCCTTGGGTACCCACGCAAACATCGTATTATCTTCAAATCTGAACAGATACACTCGTTCTTCTTTGTCGTATAAACATCGTTTAATTTCACGAACAATATACTTGTACACCAATACTTTGTTTTCAGTTAAAAACTTGTCCCAAACGACTGCTGACTTACTTGGCAGTACGAGCATTCTTACGTCCTCTTTTTACTTTAGTCTTTGGAATCTTAGACTTTGAAACCTTTTTTGGCTTCACGATCTTAGATTCCTTAACTATAGGTGTTGACTTTTTAAGAGCTTTTTTCAAGTCAGCAATTTGCTTTGGGTCGGTTACTTCCTTGCCTTTAGAATAAACCACCCCTTCATGTTCAAAATATTCCTTAAAGTGCCAACCACGTGGTCTTGGAGTTACACTAGTACGTTCTTTCTGGTACCCTTGCGGTGGAGCAATCATTTTTTGTACACACGTTGCACACGTGACACGGCTAATATCACTTGGAACTTCCACATCTTCATTTCCACATTCGCTACAAATCAAATAATGACGACCACCCACCTTACGAATTTCTGCTTTAGATAACTTTTTGATCCGACGCTTGAGTGCCATATTATCCTCGTGCTTTCCAAAGTCTGTATTGTTTATTCCACCGAGCTTCTAGAAATTTTATTTTGTTCTTTGCCCAACTTGGAGAGTCTAATTGTTTAACGGCTTCATTCAGTTCTATCAGTTGAGCACGTGCGGCAAACAACTGTGCCAACGTTTTTGCTTCTACGATCAACTTCATAACTTTCACACATTCGGATTCAATATATTCTTTTTCTGTATCTGTTCCGAATATGCTTTTAAGGTAGTGTTTAATTTCCTCATACATTGTTCACTCCGACAAAATGTAAACACCAACCGTTGAGTGGACGTGGCGGGAATCGAACCCGCGTCCGGTGTTGCTTCCTATTAAGATTTTATGTACGTAGTTCCTTGTAAAGTTTCATTCACCGGTTGTCAAGGAACAAACTTGGATGAATATAGGACTGAAGATATCGTCAAGGTTACAGCCCATCACCGAGACTATACCACGGATCGAATGAATTAACCCTACGTGGGTCAGGTCAATTCATCAAGCTGCAATTAAGCAGCAAGGGCTAAATTATAGTTGCCAGTTAGATTTTTTTGGTCTGTTTTACCAGTTTTACCAAACTGGGTACAAAACTTAATCACCCACACCCCGTCGAAACCATGACACGCCCTAAAACAAATTATCTTTAATAATCTTAATCAACGTAAAAAACAATATGATTGACGCACCTAAAATGACCAATATAATTGGGGATAGTACAAGTGACCACGAATAATTAATATAACCTAAAGTTTTAAGTACAACTAACAACATCTCAGCTAGAATTATAACCGTCGATGGACCAAAATCAAGTATAACTCTGGTTTTCACTTCCTTCGTGGTTGCTGACATAACCATCTCCTTTTGTGGATTATCTAAATATACATATCAAACTACTAAAAGTCAAGGTTTATATATCATGTAAAGTTTTAATGTCCAAAATTTTGTACGTTGCGCGGGTAGTAGGTAATATAACTATAAATTTATCTTTTACCCGTTTGTCAGTAAGGGCTTTTCCAATCGGTGAATTTACGGTAATTTCGGTATATTCGGAGGTAGGTTCGTCTGCTATTTCACCAACAACTACTTTAAACGTTATAGTTTTATTTTCTTCTAAATGCTGCACCTTTACCAAGGAACCCAATCCAACATGCGTCTTTGATATATTTTGTAAATTAATTGCTTTATAAGAATTCAAACGATCTACTAATTGTTTTAATCTTACACTTGTGAAATACTGACGTGACACCACATCAGAAAACTCTGAATTCTCTCTGAGATCGCCTGATTCAATGGCAGTCTGCATATCATGTGGAATAGTGACGGACAATTCATATCGTAATTTACTAATTTCATTTTCTAGGTGTTCTCGTTCGTTCATAAAATATTCTCACACAAAAGACAAAATAGAAATGAGGACATATATCCCCATTTCTATTCTGATAAGTATTAGAGTTGTATTTTAAAACAACTTTTTACTTATGCAATTGTCCATTCGGTGATGGTCCGACCACGGGCAGCAGGACGCTGCGATGAAGTCATACCGGCAACCTCAAAGTTCGGCTCACGAAGAACGGAGTTAATGAAACTCAAACGAGTCCGAACCTGCTGCGGGCGAACACCCTCACGGTCAAGATAAGTATGAGCGTCATCGGCGGTAACCGTACCGGTGGAACGACGACGGGCGAGACTATACAGCCAGCTCTTCATACGGTTTGCCGTACGATCAAACTCGGCAGGAGTATACGTCTTTACGGTGAAACGACGGGTAGAATTCTTGTTGCTCATCATAACCTCTTTGTTAAGATTTTTTTGTAAGGATTGTTAGGAAATACTCACAGTATGCCTTACTCATCTGTGGTATGAGTGTAGTATAATAGTACCGCACGTAACTGTCAAGGGGTATTTTTTATACCATATTAATTGGTGAAACCGTCAACTCAAACTTCTGAGAAAGTATACTGCACTTTGTACGAATGGAATCGAGTGTGTCTTCAATATCACCATACCAAAGGTGACCAAATTTATCGGTGGTAATAACCATATTCTTCATGGAAGAACGTTCGTTGGAAATATTACCTACGGTACCAAACAACTCGATTGCCATATCTACTGCTGGCTGCACATCTTCTTCTGTGTAAAACATACGATCCTCTACTGCGTATTTTGTTGAGAAAGTGTGTTATCAATTTCTAATGTATAACACGGGAGACATAGGCACTTCGTTTCTATCATCCATTCGTCATGCTGGCGTCTGAATCCATAGGCGCCACACGTTTCACAGGTACGTACGGATTCACGTTCTATGACGTAGGTAACACAATCTACTATGTATTGTGTTTGTTTGTCAAGGGCTTGAATATTAATTCTTAACATGCCCCTATAACGTTCTATATTATTAAGTGTTATACCCGGTAGTTTGTTAAATAACGTTTGTAACTTTTCTTCAAACTTATCTTTCCAACCTTTACCAAAGTTTTCTAATATTATCATATTTTGTTTATAACGTTTTTAAACTTTTCTTTTTGGTACTTTTTCTTTTATAAGACGTAATCGTATAGACATACGTTTATAACTACGTGTTTGATAACGTATTAATACTCTTATAAATTGTAGTGTGATCACATTGTACTAAGCGCTTACTTATTCACTAAATGGAAGTTTTTTCATTTCCCGAAACATATCGGTTGCTTCCGTATTTTCTTCTATTATAGGTTCTTTTGGTGCCAACTTATTTGCTAATCTTTGTTTCTTAGCAAGATTTTCTTCTGACTTCTTTTGTGTCTTTTTAAGTAAAGACTGTAATTGTTTTTCGTTCATTATCATGAATCTTCGTCGTCCTCGTTATCAAAAAGATCTTCATCTTCTGAAAATAAATTTTTTAGTTTGTCTAACTCGTCGGAAGAAAAATATTCAGACTCATCACCACTATCACGAATTTTATTAATTAACTCGTCCAGTGTTTTTGCTGAAAATTTTCCATCGCTAGTCTTATAAATTGACGATACCCTGTCATCGTCATCTATTCTATCTACCAACGTTTCTGTCATTTTAATAAAATCAGTAAAACCTTGTGCCATTTTATTTGTAGTTTGTTCTATTGTAACTACTTTTCCTACTACACCACCGAGTCCCATATGTATCTGTTCTATTAATGTTTTTATTTTAATCATATTAGCAAATACAACAAAAACTAAAAACATACATAAAACATTAAACACGGTAGATACTACAAACACTGTTTCTACAATAGTCATGTAACTTCCTTTTGTCAAGGGGTATCAATCATCATTTTGTGGCTTTATTACTGGATAAACTCCTGAAGTCATTTTATATTCTGTTAATTCATCGGTTAATTTAGCCACTTCCATCTTTAATTCATTGGTCATTTCTACTTGGTGATAGTACTTTTCTTTCCATTCATCGAGAGATTTTTGTAATGCGTACAATTCTTCTTTGACCGCATCAAGTTCTTCGCGCAATTCTTTACGTAATACTAAATGTTCTTCCAATTTTTCCTTTTTTCTGTTGGAAAATTTGGTAATATACTGGACAACACTACCCGCAACTAACGCACCGATAGTACCAAATATTGCCGAATTGAATTCTCCAAATACATCTGAGGTTGCCATGTTGTAAGCTCAATAAGGTTACATGACCTACAAAACCTTATTTAATTTTACTAACATGTAACCTCTTTGGAAGTACAGCCTGTGTTAGATAAAAAACTACCGTAGATACGCCAATTACTACAAAGTCGTGGTTACCCACGCCGGCAGTATGACCGGCGTAGGCGCCCAAGACAGAACCAGCAAAAAATATTATTGTTGCACATAACGGATTGTGATTGGTAGAACATTCACGATTACTCATATCAAACTCCGTATGATACTATTAATAAATAGTATACGTTACTTTAAACTATCCAACACAAATCCATTGCACAACGGCTCTGCTTTCATCACAATCAACGTGTCACGAGCAGACCGACTAATACTAAGTAGTGCCGGACAAATTGCTTGTTGCCTTACCGCATCTGCTACGACTTTCTGTTGATTATACTTCTTAAGTGTTATATTTCCTGCAATAACAGCTATAACAACTCCACTATAAAACAGTACATCTTTAATAATTTTCCGACTCTTCGTCGTCATCTCCATAACCATTATCCTCGTCTACGAGTTCTATACTGTCAGTATCATCAATAATTTCAATTCCGACGATACCGTCTTGCGTCAACAAATCAGAGTTGTCAACGGCAGTATATGCGTAATCTAACGCATCTTCAGGAGATTCTCCCCATACGGTTAATTTTGCATAGACTGTGTAACGTTCTAATTTAGAATTACTCATAGGTGTCCTCCTGAATGTTTTTTTAACATAAACTTATAAAATCTGTTTGTCAAGTCTAGTTTATTTTTTTATAATTAGAGGTCTTGACATAAAACAATTTTAAGGTTATACTATATAGAAATTCTGTCTAAAAGGAACTTATGTTAAAATATTCTATTAGTATAAACATCATACTATTGATTGTAACTATAATACTGTCAATAAAATACCGAACTCGTACGAAACAAACTAGGCAATTATTCATGAGAGCGTGGTACCTAGAAACACGTCTCATAGATATATATAATCATTGTAGTGAAGAAGTTCAAGAGAAAATAGACGAGGTGTTAAACAAAATTAAACCGTTGTAAATACTACATTTGGGGATTTCAGATGCCACGGAAAAAACGAATAACCAAAAAAATATTGTTCGCCAAGACAGTTGAAATTCTCCAACCCTACTTGAATTTACGCGATTGGCGAATTATTGTACGATATTCTAGTCGGATGAAAAATACCGCAGATTGTGAAGCCTCACCAGAATATAAAGAAGCGGTCATTCGGTGTAATACCAAACAATTAACTGAACTTAGCCATTATGATGTTGTTTCTATTGCTATCCACGAAATGGTTCATTGTTTACTATGGCCGTTAACGGATTGGACAGAAACGTTATGTAAGAAAGATGAGAGTAAATTGAACATGACCAGTAAAATAGAAGAAGGAATTGTGACAAACTTTGAAAAGATGTTAGTGGTCATGGCAGAAAATATTTTAAAAACTGAACTAGCGGCACAAGGATATTCTGATATAGATTTAGTATTTACCGAATTTGAAGTACACACCGAACGTTAATGAACGGATGGCTGAGTGGCTGAAAGCAGGAGTCTGCAAAACTCTAGGAGTGATCCCGCGCCGGTTCGAATCCGGCTCCGTTCTCTGTTATATAGGAGAGAATTATGAACAACAAACGAGTATTTGTATTTTCAAGTAATATAGATGGTAGACACACGACAGGTACCGCATTACGTGCCTATGAAAACCATGGCGCTATTTACGGCGAAGGGTATGGACCACAGGGTAGTAGTTTTGCTGTTCCTGTCAAAGATGAACACTTTAAGTTTTTGCCATTAAATAAAATAAAAACCTATGTGGATAAAATGTTAAGGTACGCAGAATTAAATCCCGACGTTATCTTTCAAGTAACACAAATTGGATGTGGACTTGGCGGATACGATGATGCAGATATGGCACCAATGTTTAAAAATGCACCCACCAATTGTATCTTACCGGTGGGTTGGAGAAATTATAAGTGAAGTATATTTTATCGGATGTTCCTAAAAGATTAACAGAAACACAAGAGCATACTATTGTCAAACGGAAATGGTGGGCGGTCTTCTTGTTAATTATAGGAGGCGTCATGTTAGCAGGTCGTATTCCACACATTCCTCCGTTTATCCCGTATATGTTTTTCTTTTTTGGACACGGTGGCATGTTACATAGTTTTTGGTTGAAGCATGATCGTCCAATGGTTATTGTCAATTTAACATGGTTGTTAATTGATCTCATTGGAATTGCACGATGGATATAAAATCACCATGTCTTAAAATTTGTAAATTGAACAGTAACGGATATTGTACAGGATGCAGACGTTCAACGGGAGAAATTAAACAGTGGAAAGGTTCATCCAGTTTCGTTAAAATTTTAGTGTGGGTGAAAATATGTTGGAGACGATATCGCTCATCGTGGGAGTAGCGTCTGGAATTCTCACCGCTATTCAGTCAGCAAAAAATTTAAATGAGTTAAAAAGGAGCAAAGCATGTCTTTTTTTAACAGAAGTTGCGTTGACGTTGGACGAAGTAGTCATAAAATTTAAAAATAATGAAGTCCCGCACGGGGCATGTGAACGAATGAAACACTTTGCAATAAACATGTCCAGAGTATTGGACGGGGTATTACCACAAGATCAATTGGTAGATTATACCAATAAACTATATTACGCACATGAAATAGAAATGTTGTACAAAGATGTAATAGACGATAAGTCAAAGTTGGTGGAGTTGGAGAAAGCCGCCGGAATGTTTCATGCGGCGGCAACGATAGTCAAACTTTAAATAAGAGGTTATTATGTTAAACACGTTAGGACCAAATGATAAGATCAAGTTGTTAGGCGCATTGAAGGATATCAGTACGTCTATGTCCAGAATGGAAGCGGAAAAGGATTTACAAAAAAATGTCAAGAATGATATTTGTAAGGAGTTGGATTTAAATAAAAAGGTGTTTTCCAAACTTGCCAAAACCTATCATAAGCAGAATTTTAGTGAAGAAGTACAGCTTCACGAGGAGTATGAAAATCTGTACGAAGTGGTCACAAAGTCTACTAACCCTTAACGGAGTATTATATGATACAAGACACACTCGTAGTTGCAACATCTGCCGTAGATACCATCCAAGTTGCCGCTGATAGCTTGGCGACTACAGTTGGAACCCAAGTAGGAACTCAAGTTACAACACTTGTTGCATTAGGATTATCCGTGGTCACCAAGTTTGCCGTGGATTTAGCAAAGAAGGCGTCAACACAGGTTGCCGCACTGCCTGGTCCAGTCAAAGCGTTGGTCGCAGTTGCCTTCGCACAAGCAGCAACGTGGGTCAGTGTAAAGACTGGGTTGTTGATTAATCCCGATATTTCTGCACTAGAAACCACCGTGGCTGGTTTGACTGTTGCATTAAGTGCAATGGGTGTCAACGCGGTCACCAAGACTGTTATCAAAAAATAAATAAGAGGTTCGTATGATTTATGTAGTCGGTGATTTACATGGGGAGTTCATGCGTCTTGAAACATTAAAAAAACATGTAACTCCCGACGACACAGTTGTCCAAGTCGGTGACTTCGGGTTTTATCCAGAGAATATCCGACTATGGACAGACCTCTTTGAAAATTACCCGTGTCCTATTTTTGCTATTGACGGTAATCACGAAGACTTTAATTATATTTCCACATTTGGAGAAGGAATTCACAATGTGGTTGGTAACTTATTTTACATCCCTCGTGGAACTGTCATGGAAATTGAAGAAAAACTTTTTGGATTCCTTGGTGGTGGAGAGAGTATTGACAAAGCATACCGAAAAGAAAACGTCTCGTGGTGGAAACAAGAACAGATTACCGCTAAGGATACAGAAGTAATAGTTGAGAATGTGAATTGCCGACAACTGGATTTCTTAATTGCCCATGTTCCACCCAAGTTCACTATCACCGCACATTTTGGTCCGTTAAACACAAAGTATTGGGGGTTACCTGATGAGTGGGAAGATATATCGGCTCAACGAATGTCTAAAGTCTATCACACCATACGTCCCAGAAATTTCATTTGTGGTCATATGCACCGCAGTGTTATTGATGGAAATATTCGTATCTTAGATATTAATGAGGTTATTACCATCTAAACCGAGAATGGTATGGCAGCAAAACAACTTGGGGAGACGTTCCTAGAAAAATTAAAAGAACAATCCTTTACAATTATTTTGTTAGTAGGAATCATGTATTATCAAAATTTGATGTTTACTCGTCAATTGGAAGAATATAAGAAAATGATTGAAGCAAAAGAAAATCTCGTTCTCAAATTAACCGACGACGAACGAATGCGGTTAATTGAACGAGAAAAATATTTAATAGAACAACGTGATACTTTCCTTCAAGATTTACGAGAAGAAGTAAAGTCACGACGATAGTAAAATGGCGGTGCGGACTGTCGGGAAGTCGCTAATAAGAAGGGTTCGCTACTTGTTATATGTCTTATTAGGCTAGGCCAAGGAATAGGGGTTCAAATCCCCCACCGCCACCTATTTATAATCGTAGTTGTTAAAACCGCTGTTTGACAATTGAGTTACGTTTATATGGTTTTTACGGTCTATGTTATGGTTCTATTAACGTTTACCGAGAAACATATGACGGACGAAAATGCAGGACTATCATCAACGGTTGTGTATCCAACTGGTCGTCTTGCGTTGAAAAAAACCAAATTGGAAGCAGATATTGAATTAAAAAAACAAGAATTGGTTGCAGAGTTAGAGTTAAAACGAACGGAAACTGAACTAAAGCGAATGGAAGGAAAGTCCACCGCAAAAGAAGTCGCAAGTAAAGTTATTGGTAAGACCGCAGTACCGTGGATTGTCTTGTTGGTTATTGTTGGGGTTGTCTCCAGTGCGTTTCTCCCATCCGAATCACTTCCAGCCGTCATTGGTCTAGTGTCAACGGCAGTTATGGCAATGATTAGTATGTTGGCGGGTATCACGGGAACAACGGACAAGGAAGAGAAGCCAGAAATTGAAATCATCAAGAGCCTCATCAAGCAATTAGACGAAGCTCGGGAAGCAATGAAGGTCGAGATTGATGGTGACAATGTATTTGTATCAAAGGGTGAAACTGTAATGAAAAATTTAGGAAAGCCACGAGATAGATAATATGTTCATTCCCAACAAAACATACCAGGCAATTAAAGTTACAACTCTGTGTATTATCGCCGGATTGGTTACGATAATTGCTGGACAATTTGTTTTGTATATGGAAATGGCCGCAAGCAACAAACGTGCAATTGCAACCTTACAAACTAAATTGGACACGCTCACGGTTACCACACAAACATTTGATAAAGGGTCTTTTCAACGACAAACATTCAGTGAATCACAAATCACCGATGCCGTTACGGCTATCACAACGTTGGAAACAAAGGTCACGGAAATGGAACAATCCGTCAATTTATTGAAGATTTCAACGGATATGTTGATTACTAATGAATGTAAGGTTATGCCGTATTATATGGATAAAAGTTTATTAACTACTTGTAAGAACAAGGGTTTTTAACCTTTTTTTGGAGATGAAGATGAACTACAACAGCAATGGCGTCATGTTATTAGTCGCCGGGCTATTTGGTTCTTTATTAGCAGTTGGAAAAAATTCGTCAGCAAGTCTACGTGAAAATGTTTTAGCAATTGGAGCAGGACTATCCAGCGCATATTTTTTAACTCCTTTTATTTTTGGTATAATGAATATGTCCGCTACTCCACAAGTGCAATCGGGCGTAGCATTTCTCTTGGGAGTTCTCGGGTTACGTGGTGTAGAAATTATTATCAATAAAGCCGTGCCCGGAGACAACAATGTTAAACATGATTCTTAATTTTATTTCCAATCTTTGTATTTTTCTTGGAGCAGGATTATTTTATATTATGTTATTCTCCAAGATTGGTAAAGGTCATAAAGCAGTAGATAGTTTTCCTGCTACATCACACTGGTTGGTTAAACTAGGGTTAGCGTTTACCACAACGGGTGCCTTTTTAAATTTGATTACACTATCATCGCCCAATATTACCGAAGTTATTATGAACGTGGGATTGGGTGGGTTATTTGTATGGGCGGCAATTTATCACGCAAAGAAGTTCCGTGTGATTAAAGTCAGTCGTCGAGCAAGTGATAGAAACTAACAGGTTTTGTAAACCACACTAAACGTCAATAGGAGAACTATATGGACGTGGAGAAGATTATGCAATGGTTTACACAAATTTTCAAAGACACTAATGATTATAACGAAAAAACTATCATTGGATTTATGGCATTTGCCGTCATGGTAATTATTGCAGGAGTGGACGTTATCACCGGAATTGACGGGCAACATTTAGAGATTAAAGAATACATTTACAATTCCTTCTTAATGTTGACAATTGGTTCATTTGGTATTGCAGGACTAGAGAAATTCTCTCCTGCTGCCAAAGTAAAAGCAGAAGCTGCGGTTTCGGAATGCGCAAATTGCGGAACCTCTTCTTCGGAATAATTTTCCTTTGGAGTCTTCCATTACAAGCACAAGATACTGTCCGAGTTAAACATACCAATTATGAAACGGTATTTTCTCAAAGTAAAAAGTATCCTGTGCTTGTTCAATGGTGGGTTACAAAAGAAAAATTAACATGTAAAGTTCCAGCCAAACGTGGCGATAAATTTATAGCCGATCCACTGATACCAAATACAGATTTAAGTACCGATTATGTGGGGTCAGGTTTTGATCGTGGACACTTGAGTCCAGCGGGTGATAACGCCTGTTTAGGAAAATCCGTGATAGACGAATCCTTTTTTTATACGAACATGGCACCACAATATCCCGGCTTAAATCGGGGTCAGTGGAAAGCACTAGAAGATCAAACACGAGAATTATCCCGTTCGGCAGATTCTATTTATGTGGAAGCAGGATGTGTTGGGGAATTAAAAAAAATTAAAACCGTCACCGTTCCAACGTATTGTTGGAAAATTATTCGTATTCAAACGACGGGAGAAGTTAGAGCATATAGCTTTAAGAATGTTCCAGAAAAGACTAAAAGTATAACGGAACATCTGGTTACTGTTGATAGTGTCAATAATTTACGTAAACAGTAACGGAGAATTTTATGTCTTTTACTCGGGAACAAGTAGAGAAAGCAGTAAAAGGTAAAGGTTATGCGTGGTTTGAAGGGGACAACTTAGATGTCAATATCATCGGTATCAGAAACGCAGCAACAGGTAAGAAAGTTACCAACGTATTTGATGATTGGATGACACTTTCGTATAAAGAAGGTGGAGTGTGGAAATTTCACATTTGGCCTTGCACGACGGATCCAGGTACAAAAGCCGTGAAAGAATTTCACAATCCGAATGGCGTAGCTCGTCTTGTTCCGGCGCAATATCGTGGATCACACACAATTGGGATGCATCAAGGTAAATACGAAGCCATGAAACAGGCAAAGCCGGTAACTGTTTGGCGTGACAAGAATAAAGACATGACGTTTGATGAGTCCACAAAAGAAACGGGCATCTTTGGTATTAATATTCATCGTTCTAATCCAAAAACTGAATCGGAATTCGTAGAAAATTGGAGTGAAGGCTGTCAAGTATTCAAACGTGTTAAAGATTTCAATTTGTTTATGGAAATCATCAACAAGTCAGCGAAGATTCACGGAAATAGTTTTACATATACCTTACTTACGTCGGAGGATGTTAAGTAATGGATATCAATAAACTCAAAGGAGCTATTCCAGACGAAGTACTATCACAAATTCCCGGTGTGATGGAAAAATTTCAAATTAATACACCACTTCGGCTTTGTCACTTTTTAGCACAATGCGCACATGAAAGTGGAAACTTCAAAGTCGTTAATGAGAATTTAAATTACGGAGCAAAAGGATTGTTGGGAATTTTCAAAAAATATTTTCCAACCGAAGCAAAGGCGCTTGAATACGAACGAAAGCCAGAAAAAATTGCTAATCGTGTATATGCAGATCGAATGGGCAACGGACCAGAAAGTAGTGGTGATGGATTCAAATATCGTGGACGAGGATATATTCAATTGACGGGTAAAGTGAATTATCAATCGTTCGATAAAGTCGTGGAAGAAAACACCACAGACAATCCCGATCTTGTGGCAACCAAGTATCCACTACTTTCAGCAGCATGGTTTTGGAACTCTCGTACATTAAATGGATTAGCTGATAAGGGGGCAACCGATGCCGATGTTACCGCAATTACTAAAAAGGTGAATGGTGGCACACATGGATTGGAAGATCGTATTACTAAATTTAAAAAGTTTTACAAATTATTAAAATAACAGGAGAAGTGTATGGACGAAATAGTATACAATTGGAATTTTCATCCGTTAGAAGTCGTATATAATGAAGATACCTTAACTAATGTAGTAAGTACTGTTCATTGGCAATTACAAGCGACTCATCAAAGTTCTAGCATACTAGTTCAAAATATAGGAACGGTTGGACTAGAAACGCCCGCTACGGAATCTTTTGTACCGTTTGAAAATTTAACAAAAGAAATTGTTACTGGGTGGATAGAAGCTAAACTTGGCGAAGAAGCAATAACCAACATGAAAGCCAGTTTAAGTGCCTCTATTAATGAAAAATTAAACCCAACAAAAGGAAATATGTCACCTCCGTGGGAAGTAATGCCAACTCCCGCCCCTTGACAAACATAAAATAGTTGTTATATTAAGGGGAGATACGATGTGTGTCTCCCTTTATCGCATGGGCATACATGCGTGATAGGTAAATGGTCTTGATGCTCAACATGCCGATCAAGACACAAGAATGATCTAATGTAATGATTTGCTTCTGTGATGGAACGGTATACATGGCAGTCTCAAAAACTGCTGCCGCAAGGCTTGTGAGTTCGAATCTCACCGGAAGCATTTGGAAAGATGGCCGAGTGGTTTAAGGCAGCTGTCTACTAAACAGCCGTAGGGTAATCCTACCGTGAGTTCGAATCTCACTCTTTCCGTTTTCTCCTCATCTTGACAAATACATACGATAATATTATAATACTAAGAAGTTTAAAAGAAATTGATAATTTTACCCCTGTGGCGCAATTGGAAGCGCGGGAGATTTCTACTCTCTAGGTTGCGGGTTCGAGTCCTGCCGGGGGTGCTGTACACCGTAGTACCTTCAACCATACAAGGAGCACCTATGTTCAGTGTAAGTAGCATGGTACAGATTTACGATCACGCCGAGCACACATATAACGGAAAGATTGGCGTTATTCGGAGAATTGATATGGTCCGTGGGCATACCTTTTATATGGTAGAAATTGGAAATAGATTAATTGCCTGCTCTCCCGATGAGTTGATGGAAGCATAGTTATAATATAATTTAATAGTAATAACCCCCTGTCAATTGTAACAAAAGTTGGCAGGGGGTTGACTTTTGTGTATTATAAGGTTATATTATAGACATACCTTCTACATGAGGAACACATGAAAACCGAACAATACTCAAATTATTGGTTGGACGATGACCTGCTGGTTGACGATGAGTTGGACAGCAAGGAAGAGTCCCAAGTTCTCCGACTGGCTCGTCTTGCGACCGCTCGTCGTGCTATCGGAAACTTTGTGAGTATTATGAGTGGGAAGAATATTCCCGTGAAGTTTTCCAGTGGGAAGCAGTCGTACACGGACGGCAAGGAAGTCGTAATTTCTGCCGACGATAATCCCGCCAAGTTTGATGCTATGGTTGGACTGGCGCTCCATGAGGGTTCCCATATTCTGCTTTCCAATTTTGAATTCTTAGAAATTCTAGGAAAGTATAAAAAGTATAATGGGTATCTCCCACAACACTGGATGGGGAGTACGTTCAAGCCCGATGTGTATGAGCATATTTTCATGCCCGAACTTGCGGCAACACTCCCGTCATATACGGACTATGTAAATCGTGGAGAAGCGGCCACTCAGATGCTTGAGTATATCTGGGATATCATGAATATTCTGGAAGATCGCCGAATTGATCAGTATGTGTATCGGAACGCCGGTGGTTATCGTCCATACTATCGCGCACTATACGACAAGTATTTCTTTACCGCAGAAGTTGGAAAGAATCTCAAGTTCAATCCGAAGTGGCGTGAAATTACCATTGAGAATTATTTGGATCGTATGCTATATGCGTTCCATCCAGCGGCACAGCCTGATGCGATGCCTGGTCTTGAGGCGTTGTTGAAGCTCGTCGATATCAAAAATATTGATCGGGTATCGCCTGAGAACGATCCCCCAATGATCGGTGGGTTACCTGCGTGGAAGACGAGTTGCTCCTTCATTGATATGCCGATTTTGTGGCAGGAGGCAAATAAGATCTTTGCACATGTATTGAAGTTTGTTGAACTTGCTAATCAGAACAAGAAGGAAGAAGCAAATGGTACACCGGATGGTGACGGTGATGGACAGTCCACGGGCGAGAGTAAACAGTCTACGCCCAATCTGAATCCATTGTTGGACGCACTTCCGAATCTTGATGGTGCCCCAACGTCTACTTCCGAGATGACGCCTACTGACGTGGAACCGTCGCCTCGTAAGAATCCTGTCAAGTATAACGAAACTCGTGCAAAGAACGAAAAGAAAGAATTGAAGAAAATGATGAACGGGGAACTTTCTAAGAAGAAGGTGACCAAGGCAGAACTTGCAGCAATCGACGCGTTTGAAGAGTCGAAGGCTGACCTCGTGGATATCAGTGGGAACGGTGTTCCGTTTGGTCGGTGCATGGTGACTCGTAAGATGAACGAATCACTGTTCAAGCAGGATTGGTTTATTTTCTCACGATATGGCTGGGACAGTGGTCGTACGTCTCCGTACACTGAGCAGGCCATTACTGCCGGTAAACGTATCGGTCAGATTCTTGTTCATCGTCTTCAAGTGCGAAATGATCCACTTCTGACTAAGCAGACACGGCTTCCGCAGGGTGGATTGGATCGTCGGCTTCTCGCACAGTTGGGTATGGACATTACGTCGGTATTCCAGAAGTCTCGTGTGGATCAGCATCGTCCAGCAATGCTACACTTGACGATTGATGCTTCTGGTTCTATGAGTGGGAAGAAGTGGCAGAAGGTTCGTACTATCGCCGTAGCAATCGGATATGTTGCAAGTAAGATGCGAAACGTCGATGCGGTAATTAGTATTCGTGGCGGATCAGAAATTCCTGTTGTTCATGTAGTGTATGATTCTCGTGTGGATCATTTCAATAAGTGTCTCAAGTTCATGCGTATTCTGGAACCCGCAGGTGGAACGCCCGAGGGTCTGTGCTTCAAGGCAACACTGGATTTGATTACGGAATGTGCCGATACACACGATGTATACTTTATTAACTTCAGTGATGGGGAACCGTCATTTGCCTACGATAAGAAG